CAGTAATGCAGCCAACTACATTTTGCCTTTCATGCTCAATATTGATATATTTGCCTTTAAAACTTTTAGCGATAGCAATACCTTTTTCGCCAGAAATCATATGCCCATTTTTATTGCCAAGATTTGGGGTATAAGCATTAAAGGCAACGCCAAGAATATCATAGCTTGATTCAAAATCAAAATCTTTTGGCAATAAATTTTTTAATTTATCTGCGCTTGCTTTTGCAATGTATTGCAGATCTTCTTTATCCATTGATACGGCTTTGATTTCAATACCATCAAATCGTACATGAAATGGATAATCTTGTAAAAGGCTTTTCTTTTTCATGAATTATATATTTATTACACTTTTAGATATCAAATTCCATATCTAGATCTAAGTGCATTAAAATTTTGCGCTATTTCTTCTTGCAATAAATGTCTTTGATAATAAATAAAAACAGAAATTCTACCCCAGAATTGTACAGTGCTATTTGGATCAGCATTATTACCACTTGGCCCGGCGCCTATCATTCCAAATCCATTATTGAATGTTGCGTTAGCATTCGTAATTGAAAAAATTCTTTGATCATTATTATATTGAAATTGATAAAATGGAGAATTTTGAGATAATCTAATAGTTAAACAATTAAATTGAGTATATGGATTAGGTAAAGAAGTTATATCAAATCCAGCGCTTACAAATTGATTACTATTATTATCATACATGCCCAATACGTTAGACCCTTGCTGTATCATACCTTGGTGATCGCCCGATACGCCTCTGGTGAGAGTTCTCCAATCAGCAGTGCTATTTAAAATTGAAGTAAAAACCATTATAGTTCCATTAATTGCATTTGGAACATCAACATTCGCTCCACCAACAACTCTTTTTGCCGCACCAGCAGATCCATTAAAATTCATATGCGGTATATCGCCAGCCCTGCTAAATGCAAGTGGGTTTATTGTAAAATGGAAATTATTGCCGCTCAAATCAAACCATGTAGATCCTCCAGAATATGAGCGCGAATCAAACGCATCTAAATATAGCGTCAAGCCATTTGTAATTATAGAACGTGTTCTTAAAAAGGATATTGGCCTCATTGCGGCACCAAGAGGACCATTCCACAATCCATTATCTAATGGCGCGCCTAATGAGGAGCTACGAGTATCCCCATCCATAATTTATTAATAGTTTTCTATAATAGAAGTTATAGAAATCATTCCGCTTGGAGGAAAAGTTCCCTGAAAATACGATGCATTATTTGAATTAAATGGGCTAACTTGATGCATCACTTGTGCCCTGATTTGGCATCCAGAACCAAGAGGAAAATATCTTTTGCCAGCATTATCTATTGGAAGTGATGGAATGCCACTTGTAGCAAAAACATCTATGGCTGGCGCGATTCCAGACCCAGCATTTGGCGGAACTTGAATATTTACAAATGGATAATTTGCTGTTAGCCCATTTCCAGTAGGTACAGTAACATAAAGTGCAAGAAAATTACCAGTAATGGTAGTATTCATTAAATGTATTGATTTGACAATGCTATCATCATTTCCAGCAATTGCTACTGGTTTCAATACCCCAGTTTCTCCAAACATGAATGACTGTCCAGTTGTTATAATTTCTTTTGTTAAAAATAATGATGTTTGTTTTGGCATATAGTATCCTTTACATTAAATATATCTTAATATAGTTAAATTTCTTATTGTAGTATAATTATCAATGTCTTCTTCTGGCTTTATTACAAGTATTCTACCATTATTGGTTGAACTTAAAACATATCCAATTTTTATTCTTTTACCATTTATTGGCGGAATATTTGTTATGGCTCCAGGCACAGTGCTAGACAAATACAATATACTTCCTGCAGTAAAACTAGATGTATTTAATCCACCAACAGATCCAAATGTGGTTACCAACACCTCATCATTATTTAATGCCTGATGCGTTGTAATTCCAAGGATGTGCGATGTATGATAATCGTTTGTAGCAATTGCTGGCCAAACTTGAGGCCTATTGCCGTGCGCCCCAGAAATATATACAACTGATCCGTTAATTAAAGTTGAATTTGTTCTATTGACTGCCCTCACATATTCTTCTTGACCGATATTTAAAGTAACATCTGGCTTGTCTAAATATGCATTAAATGTTTTTGTATCTGCGCTATAATATAACCTGCCTTCCTTATATGGAATATTTGCATCAATATTTGGAGAGAAATCAATACTATTAAAATTACCGCTTGTATATTCTACCGTTACATTTTGTGATGGATAGCCCTGACTACTTATTTGTATACCGCTTATCCCATTTAAACTAATTGCTCCATAAGAGCCATTCAAGCTTGTTACGCCAGCACTACTTGCCTGAATTAGGCCAGTTAGATAGCCAGAAAGATTATTAAAATTTTCTACAGACTGCCCAGAAAATCCAGTGACAAATCCTGATAAATTATTTACAGATGCTGTAACAAGTCCAGTAAATGCGCCAAAATCGCCAACAGTTCCGGTAGAGAATTGGCCAAATCTTGTTTCAATATCTCCAGAAAATATATCAAAAATTTGCTTAGTTACGACGCTTTTAAAATAGTTTGCTGAAGCTATTCCCTGACCACCCAATATTATATGTAAATTTTTTAAATCATTCAGGCCATAATAAATATCAAGTCCAATAATTTTTCTAAACGGAACGTAAAAATCAGGAACAATATTTTGCCAATTAGCAATGCTTCCAGTGCTTAAGCTAAAATGTGATATTGTTGTTTTGACATTATCTTTAGGATCTCTGTAATAAAATCTTCCACTTAAAGGATATTGAGTAGCAAGAGGATTTAAAGAAAGAGTGCTTGTTCCTGGCGTACCAGCATATATTCCCCATCGCGTTGCTATAAATTCATTTGCTGTATAATACTCCAATACTCCATCCCCAGTTAATGCTCCATATTCTAAAAAGAATGATACGGCAGCATCACCGCTGGTCATTATAACGCCATCGCTTATATTTTCTTGATATATATCATTATATCTTCCGTGAAGAGTGACAGAAAGATCTTCTGCTCCTGAAAGAGAATAAAATAAATCCCATCCTATAATTTGATTTCCAGAAATAGCTGTTTCTGGAATTTGGCCAAAATTAAAATAACTATTAGCGCCTGAATCTATATAAAAAGTAGTTATTGTAGTTTTAATTGGACTGTTTAGTGGCCTTCCATACAATCTTCCGCTTAATGGCGCAATTATCAATCCGCCAGTAGAATTTAAATGTGCTGGAGATATTCCAGGCTTGCCTAATGAAACCGACCATCCGGTAGCTAAATAATAAGATGCTTGATATTCTTCAAACAAAGATTCTCCAGTATATGGGTATGAAACAAAATAGCTTGGCGAAGGAAGACCAATTTCAGAAGGCAACATTACGTACGCATTGCTGCCAGGTATACTAATAGGCTTTTCATCTATCAATATAGTTTGCTTCCAGTCGTCAAGTGTAACTTGCGACCCGTCCATATATAATTCTTTTATATTAAAAGAAGAATCAGATGGAACAAACCTGAGCTTTTTATTGTTATACATTGGTATGTAAATTGAAATTTGTAAAGCTTACATTTGCCATGAACAATACGTCATGAACCTTATCAACGCTATCCTCTGCTAATTGACCAGAATAGCCGCTTCCAAGTAAATAAAACACTTGATCTTCGCTACCACTTAATATTAAAGAATATTTATTATTTCCACCGAATAAATCTGACTGATCACGAACATACACTTGCGGCTCGGACCCTCTTTGTACAATAAAGTCTTTTCTTCCGTATATTCCTTCGTTAACCAAATTAAAACTTGCGTTAAAATCGGTGATATCATATCTGGTACCAATATAATCTATGTGACCAACAATAACACTTCCTGTTGGAATAAAAATACCAGAATATTTAGTGCCAGGAACATAAAGAGCTTTTAGCATTTCAATGCCTTGAAGCTTACAACTCATTTGCATTGTTGTTGCGTATGTATTTGTTGCTGCCATTCCTATACCAAAAGCATATGGGTGCCTAAATATACCACTACCAACGGCGCCATTAACAAAAGTAGATCCTGTCAAATTAAAATGTGTACCACCATTGGTATTAATAAAAGTGGATTTTGTCGAATCCTTAATTCTAGTATTATGAGAATTTATAGCTGTGACATTATTATTTTTTTCTATTACATTTGCATTGCCATTAATCAAAACGCCAGTATTATTTTCAAAAAGATTGTAATTGCCAACATAATTTTCGCCAACACCGGTTGCATAGTAATAATTGCCAAGCCCCCATCCTTTTCCTATATAATTTATTGATATATCAGACCCTACTGTATTTATATCAATATCTGACCCTTCGCTTAAAGTGATTGGAACGCCGCCGATTCCATTAATTCTTTGAACTCCTGATAGCGCGGCAAAAGATGCATCAATAAAAATATTTTGACCCGTATTGATAACATTTACGCCGCCAATGCCCAAAATGTTTAAAGCTCCAGATTTATTATTTAAACTTCCTATCGAAGTGCCTCTCAAATAAACTGTTCCACCAGAGTAATAACTAAACACAGTACCCTCACCTGTAATTTGAACACCGCTAATAGCTATTTGTGTGGAATTTAAGGGCCAAACATCAATAAGGCCTCTTGGAACTAAATTTATATTTCCGTTTAATGTATTTAGAGTTGTAACAGAGCTTGCCCCAGTTAATGATATTGTAATATTATTATTTTGTACAGTTGCGCGAACACCGCTGGTTCCAGTAACTGTTATTGAGCCAGTCAAATTATTAACTGATCTAACCCCCTGATTTGCAGTAACTAGCAAATAATTGCCACTTCTAAAAGTATTAACTCCAGATATTCCGAATATATCTGCATAATTTGGATAATTAGGATCGCTATAATTTTTTATTAATCCTGAAATTTCTGGATGAAGCTGTGATGATCTGATTAAAGTTCTCATTTTTTAGAATGGTAAAGTATTGCAGCTTCATCTTGCCCAACCTCATGATATGCTGCTATATCAAAAATTTCTTTTGTTATATTATTTGCTGTAACATCAGTAATCGGATTGTCAATATAAGTGTTGATTTTATTTTTCCAATCTTCTTTATTTTCAGAAGAAATAATAATATTAGTTATATCTGCCGCTATATTTTTTTGGGCTTGATTTAGTCTTTTTATTTTATATTTTTTCTTTAAAGCATCACAAACATTGTCTTCTAATATATCTTTGTCTTTAAGTGTTTGAGCAACTAATTTTGAGCTAAATTTATATGTAGCTACAGATTTTTGCCCAACAGGCGTTATTTTTTGTGTTGTTTGCTTTGCTGGCGTAGCTGCTGGTCTACCGGCTTGCCCAGTAGGCTGTTTTGGATTTAGTAATGGCTCATAGAATCCTTGTTCTTTTTCCGAAATCATTTCTTTTTGTGATTCAACTAATTCATATGGCTCCGGCAATACATTTGTATTTATAGCCGATATAGCATCTTTTGGCGATATAGCGCCAAGCTCAAGCAGCCTAGTATAAACGCGAGACAGCACTGCAGAATCATTTCTAAAATTATGCGTTTTCCATTTTGGTAGCGGAACCGACTTGAAGTTCATTGTTTTTGCAATATCACGAACTTGAGGTTCTAAAAATTTTGTCAAAAATTCTTGTCGTGCAAATTCTAATCGTTTAAAAAATGCATCCATTTTTGCGCTTGCGTTAGCGTACTTATCATCTCCAAAAATAATATTATTTAAACCTAATCTTATATCTTTATCAACGATTTCATACTTTTTAGGATCTAAAATATCTCCAATTTGAGGAATCACAAACTGCGCTTTTGTCGTATAATCAGCTATAAGAACTCGCCCAACGCTGCCATTTTCAAAAATTTTACGAAGCACCTCTTGGCTTTTTTGACTTGGTGGCCCCAATTCTTCATCGCCTTGAGTGATAAGCAATACAGCCTGTTGTATCGTTCTTGAAATCGCCATATCAACTTTTTTAAGTTCTAATTTCCAATTTATATCTTCTAAAACTGGAAAGCCCATTGGTACCGCTAATGGTTCGTAATCTTGTTTTTTATAAAAAATACTAACAAGCCTATCAGAATCTAAAGAAATTTCTAAAGATTGGTTGCCATTTTTAATATTTTTAAGCTCAGGTATTGTAGACGCTATTTTTTTATCTTCTTCATTTGTTGGCCTAATCAAGGCGCCAATCTCAAACGAGTTAAGTCGTTTTTTATATATGGGGGCAGTGAAACTAGATGATGCCAAAACTTGTATATCATAAGGATTTAATATAATATATTTCAAAGGAACTTTTAAAGCCGCTTCGGCTATATTCATTTGCTGAAGCTTTCTTAAGCTTTCTCTTGGAAATTCTCCGAATAATTTATAAATAAAAACATTTCCACTCCTAAAATATTCACGAAAAAACATATCTGATAATTGCCATAGATTTATTTTTTCAGCCCATGCATTAAAAAAGTTTCTTGACTCTTTATTTCCTCCAGAAAAAACAATATCAGAAATAGCAAATTCAGTCATCAAATCAATTGTGTTTCTAAAAATAGGCACGTTCCAATAAGCCTTTTGACATAAAAGAATTGTATCCTGTAAAGAAATATTAGTAGCATACCTACTGCCATTTTTCTCATATAAAAACGGAGCAACACCCGCCTCAAGATTTGCAAACCTTTGGACTCTAGTAATACTTCCTGCAGAATTGGATCTTGATCCGCGCTCTGGGGTTGTATCGCAAGAGCCTATAAGCTTATCATAATCATCCAAGCTTGCGGTTAATGGCTCCGAAATTTCCTTTTTAACTTTTTTAGACCTTGTGCCCTTTTTCGATATCATATGCAGTTATTTATTACAGTAATGTATTCTGAAATTCATTTTATTTAAAAATTAAATTAAATTAGCGTTGGTATAAATTGCTCTCTTTTGATTTGCACCTGAGTTTTAACTAATTCAAAGTAACACTTTATTCCCCAATTACCTAATAATAGCGTGCTGTAGTTATCTTTTCTAGGTTTATTATTGGCAGTAGAAGTTCTTGCAGATCTTGGAAGGTCAAAGCTCTGATGCCCTCTAGATGTTGATGTTACTTCAATATTTGCACATTGTTCTTTTGTTGATAAAATAATATCATCTTGTAATTCAATAAATTCTCTAATTGATAATTTTCTATTATCTTCTTTAGAGTCTCCCTCTAAAACCCCAGAACCATGTGGGAATACAAGCTTTAATGGTATTCTTAAATTAAACATATAAGACATATATTCTGGATGGTTGCTTGCGCGCGAGGCAAACCATATTTTTTTATGATCAATGCATGATTGTAAATAAGAGTTTGCGCGCATAATCCAGTCAGTTGTCGGTGTTTGCCTAATACACATGCAGCCTAAATCTGGACTATACTGCTTTTTAGAGGCGATAAGCATATCAACTTGATCCTGACCGTCTTTTGTAGAATCCCACTCAGTTATATATGTTAATTTTATACTAGATCCTTTAAAAAATTCACTTTCATTACATGCATCTATTATAGTATCTAAGTTCGATGAATCTGCAACGATTAGTACTACTTTAAAATGTGTTAATATATAATAAATGTATTTTATATGATCTTGAAGATCGGCTCCAACCCTTTGGTAGCCATGAACTAAAACGCCCTCCTCTTTTTCTTCGTCAATCTCTATAACTGACATTGCAAAAAAGTCAGATGACGCGCTTTTAGAATAATTTGGATCTATTGATAGTATATATTTTTTTAACGGGTCGCCAACAACTTTAGAGTGTGGATATTCACCATCCGGAATCGTACATTCATTCATTTTTCGCATTGAAAAATATCCATCACCACCATCACGAAATTGTGCGCCATATTCTCGCTGAAATGAATCCTCTGAAATGCTAGCCCTTTGAGATTGGATGAATTCGCGGTTTAAAATTGTAGCTGGTATTGATTCCCACCCCATTTGTGATATAAAATAAGTAGGACGCTCCTCTTCTTTGCCATTCATAGTTAAAAGATCTGGTCTTTCAACAAAATCAGTCCAATCTGAATACATTTTATATAAATGCTGAAACTGATAAGAAGCAGATGACAGGCAAATCATTTGTGCAGCGTTTTCAAAAATCATTTTATTATTCGGGTGGAGAGTCCCATTTTTTATTAAGTCATCTTCCAGCTTTCTTACTTTAATTCTAAATGCTGCATCTCGTGGCGAGGAAAGAAATGGAGCCAAAACATCATTAATCATTTGTGGAGACAATAATAAAACCTCATCAAGAATAAGAACATCACAGCGCATGCCTCGAGTATCTTCAGAGAGCGGAATAGCACATATATAACCACCATTTACATCCCATTGAAATTTATCATTTCTTAAATATGGCTTTTTATCAAAACAAGATCTAGCTAGCTGTGCTTCTTCAGTATTTAGTAATCTTACAATTTCTTCAAATATTCTGCGACTCGTTCTAAAATTTGCCGAAGCAATTACTATCCTTGTACCAGGTTCAAATATACATTTTAATATGCAATACCAACCAGCCAAAGTTGATTTTCCACCACCGCGACTAAAAATAAGCATGCAGTTGTTTTTCTCAAACATTGCATTGATATGCATAACCTGCATTGGCTCCATATTTATGCCAAGTATTAATTGAGAAGTAAATCCAATATTATGACGCAAAAATTTAGCCAATGTTATTTTAGCCGTTCTGTCATCAAGCTCCCCATTAAGATTTAATAGCTCTTTATTTATATTCGCTATATCTTTTACTGGTTGATTTCCTGCCCAAATAGCCATATTATATTATTTCTTTTTCAATGCAATATTGCAAATCTATTTTTTTAACTTCTTCGCCAAGTCCTAAAATTTTTAAAATTAAGTCAGTCATATGTTTTCTTCCATCGCAAAAAACAATTTGAAAACATTCATATTTTTTGTATAAATCTCTGACTCTATGAAATATATATTCTGGGCTTGTTGCGAACCAGCGCTTCTTGTTATATGCTAATGAACTATAAGACGCTTCTACCATTATGATAATGTATCCATTATTATTTTGAGCCCTTAATAATTCTTTTTCAAATCTCTCTAAATTTGCGCCAAAAGTGCCAAAAAAATCACTGAAACTTTTTCTTTCAATTACAATTCTAGATGCTGGTGAAAGAGCATAATCTCCATAATCAAGAGCAACATTTACTTTCCTTAAATCTTTAGCAAATTTCAGTGGTCTTTTTTCTCTGGTATCTATAACTATCTGCTTAGCTGGCTTTGAATTGGTTGCTCTAATATCTAAATTAGAATAATCATATTTTGATTCTTTTCCGCTTTTTATAGATATATTATTATAATCATTTCCACATAATTTTTCTATAAACCTTATTGATGGCAAGCAGCTAACGGTTTGAATAAAAAATTCAGGTGGGGCATTTTTTAAATTTTTAACTTCACAATATTTTTTTATTTTTCCAGACAAATACTCTATGGCTTTTTCTTTGCCTATATTTGCCAGCCAAGATTTCATAGAAGTTTTATCTACAAAGTCAGATAAAAAATACTGCTCTACTGATTTAAAATCTATCTTTTTTTTATTAGACAAATCATGTCTTGGATAAAATTGTTCAAAATATTTTTTTTGAGACATTTTGTGCTCTTTGATATGTTTTGATAGATCAATAACGCCACTAAATTTTTTAGCACAAAATTCGCATTTAATTTCCATATTATCCTACCAATTCTTCTAATGTGGCGCCACGAAGCAACGCTTTAATTTCACTCATAGAATTAATGCGCTCAGCCTCTTCTTTTACTTTCATTTTTTCAAGCTCTGCAAGATGTATTGTTTTTTTTCTAAACTCTTCATCTTTCCATGCTTGGACGAGATTTATAAGCTTTTCAAAACCATCTGTTTTTTCTTCGAGTCGTTTATTGCGTTTAGTTGTTAAATCATTGTAAAGTTTTGTTTTGATATTTTCACATGAATTAAGTTCTGTTTGAAGTACGTTAATCGCTTCATTCATTTTCATAGAAATTTCACCAGCAGCCATAGTCGCTCTAAGAGATTCTATTCTTCTTTGAATTTCAGCTGCTCTTACAATTTGATTGCAAAGAGTGATAAATTGATCAAGATCTTCCTGTGTTAAATCCGGCTTATCATGAGTATATCGTATAAAAGCATCTTCGAAAAGATCTCGATCACCCTGTATTTTATAAGTATTGATTTGATATATAAATCTAAAAATATTAAGATACTTTTTAAGCTGCTGCATTTCAAAAAGTTGCTGCTTTTTTAATGTTTCTTCATTGTATCCATAATTTAAATAGTGATTGACCCGCTCAATAGTTTGTTTTAAAGTTTTAGGTGGCTTATATTCTGATTCAACAAGCACTTCTGGATTATAGTTGATAGAAACAATTTCTAGTTCGTCTTTGGTCGGGGCAATATTATCTTTTTTTATTGTATCTTTAATTTCTTCAATCTTTGAATTTATTGTTCTATATTCTTGGCTTAAATTTGTAAGATTATCATTGTTAAAAAGCTCCTTTGCTATTTCTAAAGCACTTTTAACTCTAAAATTATTATTAATATAGATAATTTGTTCCTCTGTTAATTCTAAAAGCCCTTTCAATATCACAGTTCTTGTTTTGAACTTTAACCCCCGCTCTTTACAAAAAGCTTTTATCGCTCTAGCTTCTTTCGTTTTGCCATCAAGCTCATTATTTTCAAAAACACTCTTTACTAAGCCAGAAAGTTCCGGTTCTAAATTTTCTGAAAAAAAATTTAACACCTTCTTTTTGTGATCTTCAGAAAGTTCAAACTGTGGCTGTTCGCTCATATTATCTTATCATTTCTCGGACAATTTTTTTAGCTTTTATAACAATCTGTGCTCTTATTTTTTTTACAAACTTATAACCGGTTTTAGTTGATCCATTTTTATAACCAAGCATTGCAATAACTTCCGTTTCTGGGCATCCATCAATAAATAAATACGTATACACTTTTTGCTGTATTGGGGTTAATGATTTAAGCATTGCATCATGAACTTTTGGCACGAAAAGTTCAAAGTCAAATCCGCTAGCATCCGAAGCTTTAGCATCAAATTCATTGCCTTCTCCAAAAATTCTTTCGTCGTTAACGCTTACTGGCAATTTAACATCATAGGCATGTTTTTTTGTTTTTTCCCATTTTGCATAATCGGCACATTTGCCATTTTGTGTTCCATACAATTTACAATTATTACCTCCAGCATTATGTGGACAATTTAAGCAGGGCCTTGCATAATTAGAATAATTATTTCTAACAAGATTGATGATTTGGTTTGTAATAACTGTATTAAGCCATGGCAAAAGCGGCATTTCAGGATTCCACTTTTCCCATTTTTTAAAAATGTGAAGCCTTAACTTTTGCTCTACGTCATTAAAGTCCATCCATGCTATAGATGTGAGCTTCCATTGAGAGCGCCTTTTGGCTATCTCCTGATTTATTACATCCAAACAGGATTCAAAGGGTGGACGCTCCATATTTATTCTTCGTTATCTATAATGTTAAGCTCTTCATAGTTTTGGTAATTTCGCCCTGACATTTTTGCTTCAGAAACGAAACTTTCTGGCAGAGATTTGGCTATTTTTTTTCTGCCTTTGCGCTGTTTATTATTTTTTTTATTAGCAGTTATTTTTGCTTTGACGGGATCATCTGCAACAAGCTCTCCAAGTTTTATACCACTATCTTGACCAAATTTTTCAATATGAACATCTAGACCACTCATCGAACTATAGTCTTGAGCGGACGGTTCAAAAATTTCAGGCTTATCTTCTATATTTGTATTGATTATCTTGTTTGTGTTTATATTAACCTCAAATTGATTTGATTTAATATTTGTAGATGCTGGAGCTGATGCCAAAGAAAAACTAGCACCGCAATGAGAGCAAAATTTAGGTTTTTGAAATTGGTAAAGATTTTTACCGCCACATTTTGAGCAAAAATAACTTAACATAATTAAAATAAATTTATTATGTAATATTCTACTCAATAAAAGAGTAAAAATCTAATTTTAATTTATTTTTATAATTTTTGACTTGGACACCAGCTATCTTGATATACTTGTGATATACTATGATTATTTTGGGTCTTATTCTTTTTCTCTTTCTCCGCTAACCGAATCGCCTCTTCTTTTTTATGTTCTGTAATTTTTCTTACAACAAACTTGCAAAGCTCTGAGCGCAAAATATCATCTTCGGTAAAATGAAAATGATGTACGCCCATCTTTTTTGATTCTTCGCAAGAAAATAATTCTACGATTTTTTCAAAAGCCCCTTGCTTATTGAATGGAAGATCTGACTGTGAAGGATCTGCACATACAATCATTTTTGTAAATTTTCCAATTCTTGTCAATAATGTTCCAAACTCTGACAGTGTAGCATTTTGCATTTCGTCCATCAATATAACTTTGGCAGCAAAACTTAAACCACGACAAAAATTGATTGGCTGATTTGTTATCCTATTATCTCCCTTTAGTCTTTTAATCTGATCTATTGGCAGAAGTTCTTCCAGCTTATCAGCAAAAGGCATCATATAAACATCATATTTTGATTGCAAGTCACCCGGCAAATAACCAAGTTTAGAATCGGCACTTTCAACTGCTGCTCTAACACATATAATATCTGATGCTTTTTTATCATTAAGCATTTGTAGCGCCGCTCTAACCGCTACTAAAGTTTTAGAAGAGCCAGCAGGGCCGCTTACAAAAACAATCCTCGTATCCTTATTGCTAATTAAATCAAAGAATTCTTTTTGTCTTTCTGTCCAGTTAAGCTCCCTTATTTTTAGTTCAAAATCTATTTTTTCTCTTTGATATACTTTTGGGCTATTATCTTTAGCCTTGTTTTGGTTTTTAGCTTTTTTACTGCTTTGCATATTATACATTACATTATTTATATAAAAATCTATTTATAACAATAAAATATACTTATTATTTTAATACTTCTACTATAAAGTGTATTTAATTGTAATAATATAAAGCTTATAATATGCAAATAATCAGCAAGCAGTTAAGAGATACACTTCATCCAGCATCCTTGCTATTCATACAAAGAATGTTTGAAACGTCTCCGGTTCAGCCAAATTCGGATGAAATTAAAGCTTTGGACTTTTTAACCACAGCTCTTATATCAACAAATCTTTGGTCAAAATTTAGAGCTATTTATCCACTGGTTGGCAGATCTGGACCATCAATGAGCATTAATTTAAAAAATCCTTATAGGCATACTATTGTTTGGTACAACTCATTAATTTTCGATAAAAATGGGGTAACAAATACAGGAACTGGATATGGAAATACATTTGTTGCGCCATCATGGTTTAGCGATAATGATATACACGTTTCTGTTTATAACGCTACTAGATGGTATGATACATCTGCAGAATGTGCCCTTATAGGATCGACACCCGACCCTAACTCTTCATCATGGATGCATACAATTAGTTTGCGCAGAAGACCGCAAACTTTTATAGATAATGATCCATCAAAAGGAATTCTTCAAGCACCAATTTTTACTTATAGCTGCGGAACGTTCCCACCATTTAGAGGCGCTGGTGTTGACGCAGGAGATCAATTAAATGCACAGGCCTGGGGACTAATAGTTGGCGTTAATGGTATTTATTGCTATACAGGCGGAGAAAAATTAGGCGCATATTCTCTATTATCAAATGCTGTATCAAGCAGAATAAACCCAACGCAATTAAATTCTTTTAATGAAGCAATCCCAACATTTAGCCAATATCCATTTTTATTGTTAACGCATAGAGCTTTTGGATCTGTAGCCCAAACTATTAAAGGACAAACGGAACAAACCGCCAAGGCAAATATACGATTTGCCACCATAGGTACAGCCCTTGATGATTATGAAAATAAAATATTTTATGATATAGTTGAAGAATTCCAGACCATCTTGAGAAGAAACGTTGGTACATTCAGGCTTGGCGAAAGCGAAATGCTCGTTGATGAAACGAATCCAAGGGTTGCTCCAAGCATTAGAATTGACAAAGTTACAACACTCACAAGTCGCCACCTATACCCATTAAAAGATGAAATTTATGATAGATTTAAAAAAGAAAATCAATGTATTACGCCAACATTATCTATAAATAAAATAGAAGTTTTTGGCCCACGAAGACTATACCTGTCTGATTCAACTGCTGCAAGCATTAATATTATGCAATTTACGGAAATATAAAATTATAAAATATAAAAATATATATTATCATAATTAATAAAAATGTTAAATTTGCATATAAAAAATCATTTAGGCGTATCTATAAACCCATCATTTGAAATTGGTGGATCCTGGAACGTAGCTATAGTTGATGAGAATAATAAAGAAACTTTTCCATTTGGAAGTTCATATAAAAAAAACCTTATACTAGATCAGGCCCTTGATATTCTATCTGCAAATAATGGCTATGGCCCCCATTTAAATTTAAATTGGAATACTATACCATCTTTTTTGAAAGGAAACGCTGTGCTAGGCTCCGGAATAGCTCCAGCGCAAGCCAGCGATACTAATTTAACATATCAAACATTAGAAACAAACGTTATAAACGATAAATCATGCTCAATTGAAGATTTTTATAGTTTAGGAAAAAGAGTTTTTAAAAAAGTATATGATTTTCCAAAGCCAGAAAACTTACCAATGTTTCCAAAGTCTTATACAGCTTCTGAAATAGGGCTTAAAAACGGATGGAACGGAGAATTATTTACAAAATTTCTTTTAGACAGCCCGATTCTTATACCAAGAGGGCAGTGGTTAAGATTGTTTTATAATTTTTCTATTTCGTGTAGTGCTATTGTCAATCCAATAAATATAAATTTATCTTCTGGAACATTCAATGCTAATGGATGGTTAAAATTAGTTGGAAGATTTGATGATATATTCGGAAGCTTTGATTTAGATGGAAATCCAGTTATCAGAAATGGCGATTCGCCAAGATCTTCTTTTATGCCATTTTGTGAAGAGTTTTGTGCAGAAATAGAAACATGCACAAATAAATGCTTTGGCACAGCTTATCTTTTAACAAATTTTTTTGAGAATGAAAATAATATTAATAATACCCTATTTACTAACTGGCTTGGTAGCAGACTTTCTGTAGCCAACGGAACAATAAACCCATCTAATTATACTCAAGGAAGTTTTTACAGAGATATTGAATATGTATTTGATATAAATAATCCAACAGCAAATGAAACTATAGGAGGTTTTTTATTTACAACTGTAAAAACAAATAGACAAAATACAGTTGATGGATGGTTGTGGAAATTAAATAACCCGCAAATAAAAAGATCTGATAAAAAAATTGTAATTAATTTAAGGCAATCTATGGCTAGAATTTAAAATGGAAGCAAACGCACAAATAAACACATACTTATCGGCGAAATGGAATGTCGAAATATGTAGATCTGGAGAATCCGGCATTGAATCTTCGTTTCCATTTGGAAAAGAAATGAAGTCTAATAGAATATTAGACTTATGGCTCGAATCAATGGTAGAATTAATGAGCCCTGGCAATGCTAAAACTTCAAGTATTGGAGGGGGGCTTGTTTTTTCAAGACTTACTGATGGAACTATGCAGCTTGGTACAGGAACAAAGCCAATTTCAGATAAAGATACAGCTTTGCATAGATTTTATAAACAAACAAACTATATTAGGCCAAATTTTAATAGAGCCACAGGAACTTACATATCTGGATCAGGAATGGCTATTTTTTCTAGAACATATGATTTTCCTATTGAATCGGAAAGAGTCACCTATACAGAAGCTGGTTTCAAACCAAATGCATCAGATTTATCTAACAATGCCGGTAGGCGAGGTATATGGTCTAGATTTTTATTTACATCTGAAGAGCTTGCTACCGGATTTTTAAGCGGATATATTGATAATAGTGGCAATTTTAACTTGCACAATCACCCAATAGATATAGGTAGCGGAATAATAGTTTCTGGTCAGTTATATAATATACCCCCTGTTAAAACAAAAGAATATCAAATTGTATATGGTTACAGGAGTGGAAATTTAGACCAATTTAATAATTTTACATTTTATAATCAAAATGATCCTCAATTTAAACATGCATATTTAAGTGGATACGTTATTAACGGACAACAAATTCCATTCGCAAATCGCAAAGTAATTTCTCAACCAATAACTGGCTATATTAGCGGATTTCGTGATACTACTGGTAATTTTTCTGGATTTGAATCGAATTTGCTTTATAGTTCTAGTGGATACTATTTAAATAATCAAAGATATCAATTTCCACCAATACAAGAAATAAGGACGGAAAGAATTATAGGTTATATAAGTGGTTTTCAATCCGGTACCATTTTTAGCGGATTTAGTGAAATTGATAAGTTATCTAGCGGATATTTTTTTGAAGGATCCCAAAGAGCATTTCCTACCGGACAATCTTTTTCTGGATTTTCTGGCCAATTAGGATTTAGTAATGAAACTGGATTTATATACTCAGGTTTTTTCCAATTTTCAAGCGGATTTAGTGGTATAGAATTTACTAATTCTGGAACTGGAATTTATACTGGATTTATTGGCAGCAGAAACTTTTTTTATAAAAGCGGTGAATTTATTGGATTTGCTGGAGAAAACCCAAATGAATTTGATGCTTATCTTGGATTTGCATATAGCGGTTTTCCATATATAACTGGGAGCGGATTTAGCGGTGTTGATAATACAAGTTCTGGAACTGGAATTTTGACTGGAATATTAGGATATAGAAATTTATATGAAAATATACCATTAAGCGGATTTTCAGGGCTGCCAGAATTTGATAGCTATTTAGGTTTTCAATTTAGCGGTTTAAATTTTCCTAGCTATACAGTAAAAACAATTAACGGAAATACTGGCCCTGGTTACGCCAGCGGTATTATTGGAAACAGAAACGTTCTTAGATCTTTTGGTACTGAAGAGCAGGGATTCGATAACATACCATCTTTCGAATATGGCTGGAGATATAATCCGAGCGGTAGAATGTTCAATCTACAATATGGTAGCGGTTTTATATACAATACTGTACTTGAAAGAGAGCGCATTGTTGGCTTCAGAAGCGGTGTAACAAATGCATTTGGCACATTCATTCCATTTACTGTTCCTATACCTGGAAGTCAAGGGTTTAGTGGATATATATTAAGTGGTAAAAAATATTATTTTCCAACCGGAAATACATTTTCTGGTTTTAGCGGAATGCCAGGCTTTTATACTGGATTAGGCTTTTCTTTCTCGGGCTTTTTCCCATCACAGAGTGGATTTTCTGGGGAGAGTTGGCCAAAAATAAACTATGAAAAAATTAATGGCTTTATAAGCGGATTTAGAAACGATCTTGGTCAATTTTTTACCTTTCAAGATTTATATCCAGAACTTCCACAACTAAGATCTAGCGGATATTTCTTAAATAACCAACAATATTATTTTCCAACCGGAAATACATTTTCTGGCTTTAATGGAATGCCCGGTTTTAGTATCGATACCGGGTTCGCTTATACTGGTTTCAATTTCCCAGAAGGCTCTACATTTTCTGGACTAACCGGAGCTTTTGGCACAGGTATTCTTTCTGGATTTATAGGTCATAGAGTTTTCTATACATATCCAACAAATAGCATTACAGGATCACTTACCGGATTCATAGGTTCAAGAAATGATTATTTTATTAGGTCTAATAGTGGAATTATGACGGGCATCTTTGGTTTTAGAAAGCAATTGTCGGGTATAGAACTAACAACTGGAGAATTTGTAAAAGTAAGATATGATACAGCTATAAGAATTCCGGCAATGATAACTCCAATACCTGTAACCGGAGAAAATGTAGTTTATGGCGATTTTAACGGAAGCGGCTCAATCAAACTTATTGGAAATTATAGTAGAATATTCGGAACCATTACTCCTAACGGAATAGCTTCAGCTGTTGGCTCGCAAGCAGGCCCAATGTACGGGTTTTGGTGGCCAGCGCACAATAAATGGTTTTTTGGAAATCAAATAAACCCAAATATCTATCTATCAGCAGTTATGATCGGAAACGAGCCTGAAAGTGGATTGGGATTCTATCCAAACTACCCGCCACCATTTCCGCCTGAAAACGATACTAGATTTATGTTTGTAATACCTGGCGGAGATGAAGTTACAGAGATCGGTATTCAAGGCAAATATCCTAATAATACTGATTATTATGGAAAAAGATACCGTATTAATCTTGCAAATACTCCATTTCCATCTTGGCCAACGTATGAATATGGAGGCCTAACAACAGACTACCCATCTAATTCATATCCAAAAGAAATTAATTATTGGTTTCAATTCAAAGCAGAATTTCCAAATAATGATACGGGCATCGGTGGCTTCTTTTTTGCCCCTATGGAAAAATGGAACGCAAATCGCCTTTGGCACCCAACAAAACCTTTTGTTTTTGAAGATTATTTTGCGTACTATCTTGAGGGTATAAATATTCCATATGTTGGTTGGTATTACAGATTTGATAACTATCAGACAAAATTTGAAGATCAATTAATATCTCTAAATATTACTCTGGCCATGAATAGAGAAACATATGTATAAAAGGCGAGTAAACGATTCTTTTAACACAACCGTAATGCCATTCATTAATGCTTGCGGTGGCTTTAAAGTGTTTAGAAATCATGAAGTTGGCGCACTTGCCGAATTTGCTGATGCATTGTGGCAATTAAATTTAATAGATAAATTTATAGCCCTTTATCCTTTTATTGGAGGAACCGCATCTTCGCACAGCTTTAATCTTATAGATCCTAATAAGTATAAAATCTCTTGGTTTGGACAGCAAACCCACAATAAAAATGGCGTAACCGGAGTAACGGGTTATGGAAATACTGATATACCATTAACATTATTTGCATCATTTAAAAACGTTCATATATCAGTATACAATAGAACGCCATTTTCAAACATAACAAAAGATGGAAGATTTATTGGAGTAAATACTAGAAATTTTATTCAAGAACTTTCTGGCGTTGGGGCCTTCGAGTTAAATTTTAGTAAAAATGATGGCATTGTTGGATATGTTTATAATATAATTAATACTTTAGGCGGATTTGGATATACCGCCGATCAAATGATCAATTCTAATATTAGCGGAACGGGACTTATGATTGGCATCAACACTACCAAGTGCTACTTGAATGGGCAAGTTTTTGGAAATTGGTTTCCGTTATTACCTACAGATATAGATTTAAAAAATAATTTAAAATTGTTACTTTTTGGCAATAATTACTTAAGCAAAGTAACATCAACGTTGGATGCGAACATAGCGCTCGCTTCTGTTGGTTATGCATTTTCTGAAAATGATATTTATAATTATAATATAGCAGTAGATAATTTTCAGAAAGCAATGTTCAGATCGGTAATGTAATAAAAAATATGCCAAGCGTACTATCCATAGAATCTATCAATTTAAATGGGTCCATTTTAACTGCCCATGACAATCGTTTATTTATTGATGGCATGCAAGTTAAAAATACATCTGGGATACAATTAACGGATAGATTTTTTTTAAGAGGATATGCTCCAATATCATTTTATAGCAGATGGCCAGTTGTTGGAAATTATTTAAATGAAATATATATGAGTGATTTTTTTATGGCCACTGGATTTTTGGTCACATGCTCACACCCAGCAACAGGAGATGATAAGTTAGAAGGATCTTTTTATACAAGAAAGCCAGAAAGTGTTATTGATACTAAATATGTTGGAGCATTTACTTTAGGAAAATATCAATACTCTAATAATGGACCTTTAGATTACAAAATAACACCACATAATATATTAGGCCTAAATATTCATTCATCAGCAAATGAAATGCGATCATTGTCAATAAGCTTGTTAGGTTATTATTCTGCCGCCGCATCATTCGATAAAATACCAGTAGCTTTTAATTATTATGGTAATAATGTGCAAATAAAAGAAAATTTATATGAACAATATATTCAATATCCAGCTGAATTTACTGGATGGGGATTATATTGTGGTAATTCTGGGGCTGGACCAACTACATTTACAAATTATATTACCGGATATATTAGCGGATTTTTAGAAAGACAACGGTCATTTTTATTTAATGGCGGTAGTGGATATATTATAAATAACAATGCTAAATATTTTTCAAATACTAACTTTAGTGGTTTTAATGGAGAGCCTGGTTTTGATCAAAATTTAGGGTATTCATTTACTGGGTTTAATATAAATGCGCTAACAGGATCCGCTAATACTGATAATTTTGGCCCAGCAGTATATACGCAAGCAATAGGTAGTAGAAATGTATATAAGCTTGATAATGTAATTACTGGCTTTTTAAGTGGATATAGAAGCTCAACAAATATTTTTTATCCACTATCATCATTTCGATTTAGAATAAGTGGGTTTCCAACAGGAAGAAACGGATTCATAATCGATTCAAGTGGATATTTTTTAAGTGGGCAGCAATACTATTTTCCTACTGGAAGCGGTTTATTTTCTGGCTTTAGTGGCATGCCAGGATTTCAGAACGTAAATTATATATATTCTGGAATATTTAGCAATACAAATCAAAACCAATTTACTGGATTATACCAAGATGTGTCTGGAGGATTTACTGGATATTTATATGGGCCAATAGGGGTAAGAGAAGAACTAAGGGGGGAAATAATCAGTGGATTTTTAGAAGTTGAGGTATTGCCAAATTTCAGACCAATTCATACTGGTGCGGGATATCCACCCAATACTGATGGATTTAGTGGATACTTTTTATATCCATATGAGCAAAGAAGATTTGTAACGGGTGGCAACGGAACTTACCAATTTGAGGCCTTCGAATCTGAAAACGGATTTATTAAACAGTACGGATATGAATATAGTGGATTTTTTCCAGCAAAAAGTGGATTTAGTGGAGTTCAATTTTCAAATTCCGGACTTGGAATAATGACTGGGCTGATAGGCTATAGAAATCTTCCAGATTTTTCTCCATTAACTGGAAAATTTTATAAGAAGAATAAAAATGGGGTTAAAGAATATTTAATAGATTTTGGTATAAGCTCTGGAATGATGTATGCAGAAACAGATGCAAATTCAAAAATTTCTTTTGAAGTAACTGCTGGTGATAGAATAGGAATTGATATTTTAAAAACCTTATCTGGAATATCAGATGTGAATATAGCGCTTGGTGGGTTTTATAAATAAATGCTAGTATATGCTACATTATGATATCATTAACCCATTAGTTAGTAGGTTCTTGGCGCAAATTAGTGGCCAAGGCAGGGGATATTATTCTGCAGATGCAATATCAAAGATAAATGATTTTACTGATTATTTGTGCAGTATTAAAGACGATTTGGAATTCGCATACTTTCCACTAAGAAAGCATAATAATATTGGTTTTGGAAATGAAGTGTTTGGAATAGGCAATTTATGCTCGGGAACTTCTTTAAAATTTCCCAAAAATGTTAATTGGCATGAATCTGGTATATTTTTAAATGCACTTGATAATTGTGGCGAGCTAGAATTTTCAGGAACTAGCGATCCAAATTTTCAATTTAGAAAAGACCCAACAACAGTTTTTTATTTTTTTAAACATGCAAGAGGTAAATATGAAACAAGCTTATACAGACCAAGCGTAGAAGAGCCTCCTTATTTTTGCTTTGATAAATCCGTAGATACCTATGGGGTTGTTGCGCCATGTTTTTCAACCAGCCAATTTAGACCTCGAGGTACAACTTATATTTATGATGAAATATTTGGAGGAGATAAAAAAGGATTTGCTGTAGACTATTCAGCAGATCAAGTAAAAAAAGTCGTAGAAAGAGACCCATTTTCTTTTTATGAGTCAGATAATGGAACTGAAAAATTTGTTTGTTTGATGGTTTATTCTCAGCTTGATTCTTACGAAATAAGATCTTTCTTTGGAAAAGATCCTGGCATATATACCGGAACATTCCCACAGCCTTACAGAATAACTACACGCTCTGGAACAGTGCAAGAGCCAGAATACTGGATGCCGAAAAGAATGGTGATCGGGGCCGGAATGAGCAATTTGGGAAGACAAACTTATGATACTGCAGCGCTTGATCATTACTGCGGCGGATTTCTGGTTTTAAGAGGAGATTATAGAAGAATAGCTGATGACATATCTATTAATATGGCAGAATCTTTAGCTATAATTTTGCCGCCATTACCTATAGCAGTAAACGTATCAGATATTTCATTTTCAACAGTAAGTGGAAATATAAATAGTTTGGCATATATCGCTTCAGAGAATAAAACGGCTCAAGCCGCAGAATCATTATCTAATATAATGAGCGCAAATATTGTTGGTTTCTTTTTAAGAGATATTGGAAGCTGGTCAATAGTTCAAGAAGGCAATATGTGGAATGCATTTTCGCCAACGGAATATTTAGAATTCGGCAATCAAAGCCAAATTACTGGCGCAGATTATATAACAGGAGTAGTTAATTACAGATTGTTGGATATAGAAAATATATACAATCAAGGCCTGTATGGTAAAATTAGTGGAATAATGTATCCGAATGGAACCTTTGAACCATTTGCCCCAAACCTTGTATCAAGTTTTAGCGGATTTTACAGTGGCATATACACAGGATACTCTGGGATAAATAGTGGGATAGGAATATTTGGGCCATACAGTAGATCTTATAGTGGTCAAAGGCTAACATTGCTAGAAAGAAATGTAATACAATTTCCCCCTTACAGAACAACTGGCGCAGAGCAAGTTATTGGGTATATTAACGGATCAATAGATAATAATTTTAATTTTGTTAGATCTGCTGGTGCTTTAGCACAAAGCGGATACTTTATAGATAATACAAGAGTAGATTTTCCATATACTGGATTTGTATACGAATATATTACCGGATACATAAGCGGCATTTTAGAAGAAGATGGGTTTTTTCTACAGGCAACGGGAATTTTTCAAAATAGCGGATTTATAAAAGATAATGTGTCGTATAAATTTTTACCAGATTCGATACTAGAGCCAGTTCTTATTACTGGATTTTTATTTGGCACAATGCTCGGAGACGGAACTTTTTCAGGCAAAGATCAGGACGCGGTAATAACTGGTGAATATAGCGGATATTACTATGAAAATTATGAGCAGGATATATATTTTGATACTGGCGTAAATGCCTCAATTAATTTTGAAAAAACCCCAGGCTTTGTTGACCCAGATCTTGGTTATGAATTTTCGGGATTTTTCATAGAGCAAAGCGGTTTTATCGGGTTTAATGATCCGTTTCTTGGACCAGGAATAATGACTGGACATATTGGATATAAAAATATTTTAAAATATTCTGGACAATTTACTGGAATTGGCGGATTTGAGCAATTAAATTATGGATATGGAAATTTATATTCGGGCTATACGATTAATAGTCAATTTACTGGATTCTCTGGAATACAGTTTAATCCTTTTACGCTAGAGCAGTTAACTACTGGTAGTGGAATTTTAACTGGAATTATAGGAACTGTCAAAAAACCAATAGCATTAAATTTTAATGGATTTAATGGAGAATCTGGTTTTGATCCAGGATTTACAAATACAGTTTATGGATTTAACTTTTCAAATAGCGGCTTTGTTTCAGAAAATACTCTTCCGAGAGAAAGAATGATAGGCTTTATTAGTGGAGTTTTAGATCAATCATTAAGGTTTATAAATTATGCCTCTACAGGCGATGGTACGTCCGGATCAAGTGGGTATTTTATAGATAATAAACAGTATTTCTTTTCTCAAAATTCGGTAAGCCATTCTAGTTTCTATTCTCAAAATTCAAATTTTAAATATCCAAATTTAGTATATTCTGGATATTCTTTTACGGAAGGGTCTGGATTTTCTGGAACAGTTTCAAATGTTTTTGGAAATGGAATGATGACTGGATTTATAGGTCACATAGAAGTCAATAGTGGTTCTGGAATATTAACTGGCACGCTTGGCTTGCGCGGCTTATTAATACAATCAGGCGAATATGCTGGAGTTTCTGGCTTTGGTTTTTCTGATGTGTATAGAAGGGCAGTTGGAATTACATTTAATTTCTATAGCGGTACTGGTTTTTCTGGAATATCAAATCAAAATACTGGTATAGGATTTTTAAGCGGACTTATAACTACAGGCCTTGGGCAATTTCCAATCACAGATATTGTATATCCAATAGGTAATTTTTCTTTAGGTACAGGAACGGGAATTGGCACTGGAGTACTATACACGAGCGGAGTTGTGCTTGCAAATGTATCTGGCATATTCGAAAGTCAAGAATTTATAACCGGTATGCTTTCTGGAAATATTACAGGATTTGAATATGTTGCTAGTACGCGACCATTTTCTTTGACTGGTATCAGCGGAGATTTCATGACAGGACAAACAGTTTCTGGAAATATAGATACTGGATTATATATTACAGGAATAATACCATTAGAATTAAGTGGATTTTTTGGTGGATTATCGGGCGTAGACATTATGTATACTGGCCTAAATGCATCAATTGATAATATATTTTTCGCATCTTCTGAAAATCCACTTGTCTTAGGCGAAGGAACATCTGGAATAACAAGCGGTAACATTATAAACATTGCCTATTATGAATACTTTGTTGGCGTTACTGGGTCGCTTGAAAGCGGAACAATAAGTGGAAATATTGATAGCGTGATTTATGAAACGGATATTTTAGACCATATCACTGGAATAGATACTGGAAACTATACAGCTTCTGGTTTTGGCAGAATTGGGGCCTATATTTATCCAAATATAAATGAATCTGGAACTTATTATGCTTCTGGATTAGAAATGTTTTAATTTTTTATTATTATAATATAGTTTATGCAAACAGATATAGACATACAAAATACTTCTAAAATATTTGGAGAATACTTAGTTTCTGTACATAAAAAAAATGGCAAAGTATTATTTCCGTTTGGAAAAAAGCCAAATAAAAATCTAATTTTAGATACGTTTTATCAAAAAATTCTAACAGGCTATAGCGAAGGACTGCACTCATTTATTCAAACATGCAGGGTTGGCTCAAACGGCTCATCACCAACAAGAACGCAAACAAACCTGCTAGGAACAATTTTAGGTCAAACCCACAGAAGTACATTTTTTACAACCAATATTGATTCCGTTAATAATAAAATAATATTAACCCGTGATTTTACATTTGCAGCTGTGCCATCAGGCACACAGGTCAGCTATTCTGAAGCTTGTGTTGGAAATTTCGCAATTGCAAATACTACCCCAATAACATTAAGTAGGTTTGTATTTCCAGGTGCCCTCAACTTAGAAAGTGGAGATATATTAAAAATAACATATTCTTTAAATTTAATTATAAATTATTTGAATAGCGATTTATCAATTGCCCTTACCGGAGCCAGCTTGGACTTTACTGGCTATATTAGAATGTCTACAAACAATACCGGTCTTTTGCCAACTATTACTGGAAATAATACAATTATCACGCTTGGCAACACAAATGGATATGCTTATAGAGATTTTACGGTTGATTCAACGAGTACAATAGTTACTGCAAATGATCCAGCAACTTATGGCGCTTTTCAAAATATTTTTGGCACAGCTACATGGGTTAATAATATAGGCTTTTTTGATAGTGCTCATAGTCCAGTAAACTATTCTAATTCTAGAATAACCTATACTCCGTCTGGTCCGTTAGCTACAGTTTCATTTTCAAACCTACAACAAACAGACGCTTTCAGTAGTATAGATGCCATCTATTCATTTCCTTCGCACACATCAAGCAGAACAGTTGGTGGAATTTATTTATGGCACCATTCTGATACTAATTCAAATACAGCAATATATTACAAATTCAATACTGCACAAACTATTTCTGCAAATACTCCAATAACTGTAAAAATCAGATGGATTTTTAATAGATAAAAAATTAAAAAAAAGTATAATTACTACTGTAATGTTAATATAATCAATATATGGCCAATATTATTTTACCTAAATACAAAGAAGTATTTGTTGAAAACAAAATGCTTGTCAAGGGAGAGTGGAAAGTAGAAATAGTTCATCCTAATGGTGAAGTAAGTCAGCCTTTTGGCGACAAAATGAGGCCAAATCTAATACAAGATACTGGTTTGAGATTTTTAGTTGGCCATGATAGAAGTGCATTTTCTTTTGATGGTGGTGCTAGCGGTTTACGACATGCAAGAGGAATACCCGATGTAATTTCTCATGCTGTATATTCAAGCAACGCAGCAAACCCAACTGCAACCAATTATAGAGGAAATACAATTGCACCAAGCGCAGATGGCGGATGGTCAAGCAGAAATACAACTGGTACATGTCTTCGCCAAGATGTTGCAGATGGCTGTGTGTATACAAAGGTTTGGGATTTTAACGCCGTACAAACAGGACAGCATACCGTTAGAGAGGTAGCAATCGGCATGAAAGAAACCTCTGGTGGCGGCTTTCCAGTTCAAGAAAGCGGCTATGGAAGGCCAACCGGCTTTATACTTTTTAGTAGATTTGTTTTACCATCGAATGTTATTTTAGATACATTCCAATTTCTAAGATTAACATATACATTGCAAGTTTCTATACCTGCTCTTGTTACGCCAATTGAAGTACCAAACATTACAAGCGGAAGTTTCTCTACTCTTGGAAAAATGAAAGCTATGGGTCGTTATCGTGACTTCTTAGGAGAAATGAGCGCAAACGGAATTAATATAGAAAAACAATATGCACAAATCGGCAGCTTTCAGCCTTTTACATGGATTAATCCATGGGCTCTATTACCATGCACAGAAGGCGATAACGGATATGCAGCAGCCGCTCTTTTGGGGGCTGATGATGAGTTTGGAAATAATGCTCTAAATATTAACGATTATCCCCCAAATACAGCGCTTCCAAACACAATTGGCACTACAAAAAGTGCAACAAGACTGTATACGCATGTTGATATTGGTGGCAGTGTTACAAACAATGCCTATACTGCTGGAAGCAATACAGCTAGCAAAAGTGCCGCTATATTCTTTCCTGCAACTGTCCCAAATACTTCTAGATGGATTGGTGGATTATTTTTTACACCAACTATAAATAGATATAACAGTAATCCGTACATACCAACCGATCCATTTTCTATTGGTCTTGATGGTAATGGTCGTGGATTTAGCCATGGTTGGTTGTATAATTTTTATGATGCCCTTGGTAACAAGAGGGGTCAATTCAAAGATATTAACTTTGCATTAAGATTTAATTATACGCAAACTGTATCACGATAAATCCCGGCGCAACACTATTTTCAATCCGAAAACAGGCGCGATTTTTTTTTCTAAGTAATATTACTATTAAATCTGAATTGTTTGTATAACAAAACAGTGGTACTTATACAGGATATATGAACCTATAACCCATAACCTATAGGGTTTATTTTTTATTTATTTTTTTTATTTATTTTCTATTTTTCCCCTCGTCATTATTCTTCTAATACTATTATTCATAGCCATATAAGCATATAAACAAATAGCCCCGCGTTATTTTAATTAATTTTTATTATATATAGGTGGTTTTTATTGGTTTATGGATACCTTGATAAGTAAAAGAGAGATAGATTTATAGGTTGTAGAGTTTTAAAAATAGGCCCCAGCGACCTAAACCTCAAACGCTCGTATGAATTTTTTTCAAAAATGGGGGGGTGGTTGTCAAGAAAAAAAGTTTCAAAAAAGATAAAAAAATCCCTTGCTTTTTTGCGCGGCTGTGGTAGAGTGTAAGCATGAAAAGAAAATACTACACCAGCAGCGAGATCGTGGAGTTCGCTACCCTCAACAAGGCCACTTGCACCTTTGCTTCGCTGGCTATCCGCTCGTTCACCTTCACCAACCGCGTTGGTCGGTCTTGCAAGGTTTCGTTCCATAGGGTCGAGCCTTGCGTATGGATGAAAAAAATCCACAAATAACCCTTGACTTTCACCACATCTCTGATACTCTAAAAGCATGAAAAAGAAAAACACCTACAAAGTCACCGCATCAGTCTCCACCGAAATCGGCTCATACCCTCTGCCCGTTACGTTGGAGGTTGCCGCCTATGGCATCACTTGGGTTTCCCATGAGGTTGAAAAAGCCTTGAAGGTGAATCTTCCTGCTGACGGCGAGATCATAAAGATCGAAAAAATCGCTTGACTTTTCCCACACCTCTGCTATCTTAAATATATGAAAAAAATCAATCACGCTATGAGCTACGGAACACCTGCCTATGGTGACACCCTTGAAATCCGCATCGATGGAGAAGACTACTTCATCGACCCCAAAGACATCAGAATCGACACCTCTTACGATAGCCAATATGAAGGCTACGTTGTGGACGATGTCTCGATCACCAAGGCAGAAGACTCTGAACAAAATGTTCTGACGGATGAGCAACTTCGCGCTATGGAAAAACTCATCATTGACTGCGGTCACGAACACGATACACTACTCAGCCTGTAAGACATAACATGAATACATACGAAGACTACATCACACACAACGGAAAAGAATACTACCTCTGCACAGAGTATGCGTTCGATCATGCTGACCAACTGCAACTCTCTGGCTTTGTCTTGACTGACGAAGATGGTGAAGACATCTCGCAAGATGACTTCGAAGCAGATAAAGACTTCTATGACAAAGTCTGCTCTATCCTCGCAAACGAAGATGCGCCGTGCTATGGCGGCGCGCCTTGCTAATACTATGACAAAGCACGCTATGACAAAGGCAATCATCTGTGTCATAGAGGGCGCACTTGTGGGCCTTGCTGTGGTGATCGTTTGGCGCACGATCTGTTCTCTGTAAGTTGTTCTAAATCAAGCACTTACGGCGGGCCGCCTGGCCGCCGGGCGTAAGTGCCTCATATTCAACGACTTATGCAAACAGCTGTTCAAGAAGTGTGCCAACTCAGCCTGTCAAGCGAAAAAAGATATAAAAAAAACTTTCACAATTGCAAAAAAATCTCTTGCTTTTTCGGTGCGCTGTGTTATGCTATAAGCATGAAAGATAAAGACACCACATTCAACGTCAACGGAACCCTCTGCACGCTCATCATCTCGGAGGACTTCGATGGCGACTGCACGAAACTCTGGCACGAACTCGTCAGCGTCGAGACTGGCAAGACTATCGCAACCCTTGGCTGGTCGCCTTACTCCTGCCCCTCTGATGCAGAGGTCGAGCAACTCATCGACCTTGGCTTGCCCGATGGCTTGCGTTGGGCTAACTCTCACCCCCTCTCTCGCTTCAACTTCGACAGCAAGATGCTCGCCGCTTTCCTCGCTGGCGAGACTCGCCCCGATGCTGGCAAGCTGGAGCTTGTGTTCCGTGTGCGTCCCGCTTTGGCCGCATAAAAAAACGCTTGCAATAATCCTCAACTCACCATATCCTAACACCATGAACAACATCACTGACGACTTCAACACACAACCGCAATCCGACGAGATGGCCTCTGAACATGAGGCTATGCGCGGCACGTTTGCTGCCGAGCCTGCCGTCGAGCAGGAGCCGCAACCCTATGATGGGTATGAGGGTCAATGGCCCGGTGACGGGTCGGGCATGGACGATCTCGCGGACTGGGGCGAACAGGAAGGTTGGGACAATTAATTTTATGACAGAAAACACCACAGGCGCATGGCCTACTGAATGGCGCTTCGACCTCCCAGAGGACGATTGGATCACGCCGGAACAAGCATTTGACATTCTTTTCGGCTATGCCGAGGAGCGTCACCGCAACGATCCGTGCGCTCGTCCTGAACCCAAACCCAAACCCAAACACTAATACTATGACACAACAAGACGGCATCATCAAATCGCTGGAAACTCTCATCAAGCATGAGAAAACAATCCAAGCGCAGGAGGCGCACATCCACCATCTTCAAGATATGTTGGAGAAGGCTTTGCGCACGATCACCATGCACGAGCACAAACTCAATCTCTTGTGTGGCGTTTCGACTACGCTCGCGGTAGAGTTGAACGCAGTAAAAAATCAGCAATTCTCTTTTGGGGTCAACTAACATGAGCAGAATCATTATGACAATCGACACGCGACCGCTTGCTCGCGCAATCGAGCGCAGCGTTCGCAAGACAACTTGCAAGCCCTCGTTTGCCATGCGTGTCAAGAAAAAATTCGCGCGCAAAGCAAAGTTTTTTCGTGGTTGGCAAGATACGTAAAGCGTTGCAAATCAAGCACTTACAGAACCGGGCCTGGCCCCCAGGCGTAAGTGCCTGATATTCAACAGTTTACAAATGTCAAGCAAAAAAATAATAAAAAAAATTGCACAATCGCAAAAAAAATCCTTGCTTTTTGCGCGTTCTGTGGTATAGTGTAAGCATGATAACAAAAGGAACCCACAAAAAGGAAATCGTCCTCAACGCCATGAAAGACTTCGGTCACTACGTTGCGCAGAGCAATAAGCGCACCATCTGGCGTAAGGATGGCGTGCAAGTGACTGCTCGCTATATGCATCTGTTCTTTCCCTACTGGGAAGTCAGCGTGAAAAAAGTCGCTTGACAAAACGGATTTTTCTGATAGATTAAAAGTATGAAAAACGGATACACCACAAGCTGGCGCGACGAAGAGCGTCTGCAAACCCTCGACCTCCCACTCGGCATTGATCCTTGGGATCCTGCCTATCAGCGCAACCCCGAAGCTTACGAGCGCGACATCGAACGGATGAACCGCGCCGAAGGACGTTACAACCGCCACGGACTCTGCTATCGGGAGCCGAAAAAAATCTCTTGACCCTAACCACAAAACAAACCACAATAACACCATGACGAAAAAACAATTCGAGGCCATTGCAAAAATCTTGGGCAAGCGTCTCGCTGAAAAACAACACGCGCCGATTGGCGAATACGAAGCTGTTGAAGTCCTCGCTTTGGACTTTGCGAAATACTTTGCCGAACAAAATCCGCGTTTCGATGAGGATCGCTTTCTGGAAGCGGTTTACGTTTCAACTCCCAACATCCCTGTTGGATCATATAAATAAACTATGTCAATCTGGGTTCCACTCTTTTGGCTGGGCATCTTTCCATCTGCTTGCGCCTTCCTCATCCTCTGGGCCGACTCCCGAAAATAATCTCATGAAAAAATACATCACATTCGACAGCGTGGCCTATTCCTTGGCACTTCTCACGTTTGTTCTCGTTGCAACCATGCTCTGCTCTGCCTGTATGCAGTTGCATGAGCGCACACATCAGAAAAGCAAAAACATTTTTGATGAACTGGAAAAACCTCTTGTGTTTGATGGAATGTTCCTCGATGATTCTAACTCATGATCACGCCCAACATACAAAAAGCCCTTGAATCAAATGGTGTCCGCTTCTACGCAAAAGACTTTCTCATGGAAGGAATGCGGAAAGACTGTGTTGACGCTGTGCATGACGCGCACCTTGTCTATACGCTACTGAAAGAGCGCATGGAAAAAATGCTTGGCACAGAAAACAAAAACGAATACGCTGAAGAACTATGACAAACTGGATAAAACAACTGCTCGGAATTCAAACGCCTGTTTCACTGCTCGCCATGAGCCTGTGGCACTACAACACCTCGACATGGCTTGAGCGCATCGCAGCAAACGGCCAAATCAGCGACTATATCGTAAAGCGTTGATAATCAACCACTTACGGCAGGCCGCCTGGCCGCCGGGTGTAAGTGCCTGAAAATGAACAACTTACGGAAAACACTGTTCAAGAAGTGTGCCAAGTGCGCTGTCAAGTAGAAAAAAAATATTTTTTTAATCGTAAAAAATCCCTTGCATTTTTGCGCGGCTGTGGTATCTTGTAAGCATGACAGAGAAAGAAATCCAACTCCAAGCCCTAACCGAAAAACTTGAACAGATCGCAAACGATTTGATCGACCCCATGCTGGACGATCAAACGACTGTTTTACTCCATGCGATGAGAAAGACACGCGAAAAAATAAACGCTCTCCTCGCAGAATAATTCTTGCAACCGGACTCAAAATCAGAGAAAATAAAAATATGAACATCACCAAACTCGAACTCATCGAAGCCCTCATCCAAGCGCGCGTTGCACTTCAAAAAGACATCTCCAACACGTTGCGCGACCGCAACAGCATCGTCGGAACTTTCGCTCGCCGTAACGCACGCGAAAAAATCGCAGCCTATCGTTTGCTCTCCAATCTGGAAAGCATCGACGCGAAACTCTACACGCACAGCAAGCGCGACCTTGCAAGGGTGAAAAAAGCTCTTGCCAAGTAAGGCAAACCCTCATAGAATCACCACGCTATGAAACTCCTATCCACTAACAACACCAAAATCAAAAAGGGCGAAAAGCTCGGTTGGCGCACTTACGGCTTGTCACTTTCTCCCGCTGGTAAGTCTGGCAAACAATTCTGTCCGCATCGTTCGTCCGGTTGCGAGGCAGCTTGTCTTGACACTTCCGGCATGGGCATTTTCTCAAACGTGCAAGATGCTCGCCTTGCCAAGTCGCGTTACTTTATCGACGAGCGCAACACGTTTCTCGCGCAGATGAATAAAGAATTGCACAATGCCGAAAAATGGAGCGCAAAAAATAATATGCCTGTTGCTTGTCGGCCTAACGTCTTGTCTGACCTTCCTTGGCATATGCTCATCGACATGGCGCGCTTTCCGTCAATTCAGTTTTACGACTACACGCCAAACCTAAATCGCATGATGCAATTTCTCAATGGCGAACTGCCGAAGAATTACCATCTTACTTTCTCACGCAAAGAGGACAATCAGCATCGCGTCCACGCTGTTCTTTCCGCTGGTGGCAACGTGGCGGTTGTCTTTAATGAATTGCCGGAGACTTACCTTGGCAAACGTGTCATAAATGGAGACGAAAGCGACTTGCGTTTTCTTGATCCTCAAAACGTCATTGTCGGACTCAAAGCAAAGGGCAAAGCTCTCCGCGATTCGTCTGGCTTCGTGGTGCAAATCTGAATACAATGCACCATCATGGAAATAATTCTTCTCGCCTTTGGCTCATTGTTGGCCTTTATTGTTTCAATCTATAAAAAATAAAATTATGACATTCAATCTGATCGCACGAAAAAACTTGTTCCGCTTGTCTGAATACTTTTTCAGCTTGGCTCTATGGTGGGAGCGTGCTGGCGTTATGACACTCCAAAAACTTTTCTTTATGGGGTGGCAAAAATGTCTTGACACACGCGACAAACTGCGATGACGTAAAGCGCTGACAATAAGGCACTTACAGAGCCGGGCCTGGCCGCCGGGCGTAAGTGGCTGAAAATCAAGGACTTATGCAATACACAGCGCAGAAACCATGCCAACTCATCATGTCAAGCAGAAAAAAAATATATTTTTATTCGCAAAAAATCCTTGTGCGGTGCTATGGCTGTGCTATTCTTTACCCATGCAAGCGAACTCCATCATCAACGACGACTTCAACACGCAAATCCAAAGCGACGAGTTTGCCTCTGAATACGAGGCGTATCTCGACGAGCAGGAAAAAAATTACTGGCGCGAAATCGACGCTCGCGGAAATTAATCGCTTGACGCGCACACACTCACCATCTAAACTTTCAACACTATGGAACAAGCAAAAATACTAATCAGTCTATACGGCAACGGCATCGCTGTTGGCCTCGACGGAACACGCGAACAAATCGAACGCACTTACAACCGCTTCTTTAACTGGGGCGCGGCTGGTTCAAATGCAAACATAGAGCGCACAAGTGGCGACTCTGAAATGCAACTCGGTGAACTTGGCGATTCTTACCTTCACCACATTGGCGACACGTTTGCCTACTTCCTCTCAACGGAAGAAAATATGATCCGCGCTTTGACATACGAAAATATGACAAAGTGGCAAGACACAGAGGTTGCTGACCAATACAAAGCAAAGCCTCGCAATCACAAGAAAGAATCCGGCAAAGTGTTCCGCGAACACGCGAGCATCGCAGCACAAGACGAATACAGCACGTTTGAGCGTGAGAACTTCATGCTCTATGACAAAGCTCCGACTTACATCTACCGCGAACTCGATGGCGGCGCACCTACTTGGGTGAAGGAGACAGAGGACTAAATCAAACGCTTGTTTGAAAGTTTGAAGCGTCCGTTCTAAACGGGCGTTTCATTCTGTAAAAATGTTAACATATGTAAAGCCTTGATAATCAGTCACTTACAGAACCGGGCCTGGCCCCCAGGCGTAAGTGGTTGATAATGAAAGACTTACAATAACAAGCATAGCAGACAATACAATAATAATAATTCATTTTTATTCAATGATCATTGATTATTATCTATTTATTCTACTATTTGACTGATAACTATTTCCTATTTCTGTATTTCCTATTTCGCTATTTTCCAATTTGATATTTCGCTATTTGTCGATTTATTAAGAAAATTTCGACACATTTTGCTAATATGTTTAAGGCATCGACATGAGAGAAAAACACTTGACTTTCCTGTAAGATATGCTAGATTAGTAGATGCGAGGTAATGTTCCAAGGCTTGGCGAGAAGGTCTCCAAAACCATCTGGGTCAGTTCGATTCTGACACCTCGTGCCATTTTAGGGATGGTAGCTCAAAGGTAGAGCAGCGCCCTTTTAAGGCGTTGGTTGTGAGTTCGATCCTCACCCATCCCACATAGGAGTCTTAGCTCAATTGGTCAGAGCGCTGCCCTGTCACGGCAGAGGTTGCGGGTTCGAGCCCCGTAGACTCCGTTTAATTTCAAAAAATCCATTGACAAATCAATTTTTTCTGATAGATTAGAGGTATGAAAAAGAAAACCGCTGAAGAACAGACTCTCGAAAAAGCTCTCGTCGAAATCGCCAAGGTTGCCCTCTATGAAGCAAGTGCCAAACGCGCCGTTAAAAAAATCCAAAAAATCTTGCAGAATCTTGAAAAAACCCGTTGACAAAAAGATCAAAAAGATTTATTCTTAAAACCATGAAAGCACTACTAAACAAACTCAAACTCGCAATCGCTGACTCCAAAATCGGTCAGTTCACCAATCCTGTGTATCGCTTGAAGTATCGGCCTTACACGGATCAAGGAAACAACGAGGTCTACGACTATCTGGTTTCCCGACCCTTCGATGGGTTTGCGAATGGCTTCACCGCCTACTGCTTCGGCAAGGGCGTTCGTAGGTTCCGCTTCGATGAGATCGTTGATCGTGAAGTGGTCAACATCTTTGGCAAGTCAGTTGCATAGTTCTTTTACAATTTGAAACAAAGCCCGAACGAAGTATCGGAATAAAAGATGGACAGAAGTAAGGGTCTGTCGTCCTACACAAAACCCTCCGAGGCTATAAAAAATTTCCCTGCATCTATGCATGAAACTAACTGGTTGTGTTCGCTGCGGCGTCATGTAAAGATTCCAGATACAGATACTTGTAAGACAGGGAACAATTCTCCCAAGCTCTGGCGGATATTTCTCCGTTCAACTTGTGGGCTAGTTACCGCAAGGTAATTCGATGTCGGTGCCGCCAGAAGGCACGGAATAATAGGCAGGGAGTTCTGGCCTCCCTGTCACCACTTTCTTTGAAAAAATTTGATGGTTTGCTCAACATAGTCCGGA